TATACCAACGATCAATAGAAATCTACAGACAAGTTTTGATAGAGATGGTGATCAATTAGCACCGAATCTGCGAGCCAGTCTTCAGATTCAACCAAACACGGCACCTACTCCTACAACGACACCTACTCCTGGCACCCCCCCTTCAGCCAGAGAGCAGATCAACAATTCGTATATTGAGCATTACAATAGAAATGCTGCTCCTGAAGAGATTGCAGACTGGAGAGGAACTGGAAAAACTAACGATGCAATTGATCAATTACTTCAAGAAAGTTTTGCCAGAGATGGTGAACATTTAGGAGCAGCTGAAGTAGCCGCTCTTCAAATTCAACCGGACATCCCAACACCAGCTGAGCCTCAACCTAATCCTGTTGCAGTAGACCAAGAAACTCAAACAGGAGTAGTAGATGACCAGCAGAACGCACTTGATGGAATAATAAATAGTTTAAATGAACGGATTCAAGGACTCGAAGGTCAATTAAGTACAGCAGGAGACAGTTATAGAGATCTTTTAGCTGGTCAAGCAGAAACCTTAAGGGGAAAACTTGATGAGCAGAATTTGACGCATGAAGATGCCATAAAAAAATTAACCGAAGGATTTAATACGACTCTTGGTGATAGAACTGAAGCAAGTAATCTTGTAATCGGAGGCTTACGGGATGACCTCCGTGGTTTAAATACTACAATATCAAATAATGCGAATGCAAACCTTGATAATATCCGTGATCTAACCACTTCATTCAACACTCGATATGATACTCAAGCATCAAACAATCTTAGCTTTATAGAGAATCTAACTAAATCATTTGATGATCGTTATGATACTCAAAATACGAACAACTTGAATGCACTGTCTAATTTGAGAACCGAACTAACTGATTCTATGGAATTACAAGCAGGTAGATATGATGACACTATCGCGAATATGATAACTACTAATAATGATAATAGGTTAGAACAAGAAAATAGATATATGAGAAATATTGATACTATGACGAACACCCACAACGAGCAACAAAGACAGCTTAGAGATACATTAAATTCCCAAGCTAATCCTCATTCAAGACAAACTCAAGTTGGTGTACAAGCACCTAACGCTCAGGGTCAGGCTGGGGCAGCAATGCTCCAGGCTAGAGGAACTAAAGGTACATTTAATCGTCAAGGCTTACGCATTCAAGGACTTAATATTTAAATTAAATGTCAGCAAGAACAAGGTATGACTATTTAGCTAGCGATCGTTCCCAATTCCTAGAAGAAGCACGTCAAGCATCAGAACTAACCCTTCCATATTTAATCCGTGGACATGAAGAACACATGTCAGGTATGAAAAACCTTAAGACTCCTTACCAATCGGTAGGTGCTAAAGGATGTGTGACATTAGCAAGTAAGCTAATGTTGGCGCTACTGCCTGTACAAACAAGTTTCTTCAAGTTACAACTAGACGAAAGCCAACTCGGTGAGGAGTTTCCTCCTGAGATGAAATCAGAACTTGATCTCTCCTTTGCAAAAGTAGAGAGAATTATTCTGGAATCTATCTCAGCATCTGATGATCGAGTTGCTGTTCACCAAGCATTACTACATCTTGTAGTTGCTGGTAACGCTTTAGTTTATATGAGTAAGTATGGACTCAAGGTGTATCCTCTGAATCGATATGTTATAGAACGGGATGGCAACGGTCAAGTAATTGAAATAGTCACAAAAGAACGAATTGCAAAACAACTCATCGAAAATCAATTACCTAAAGAACTTTTAGATAAAGATCCACCCAGTGATGAGTCTTCATATGATGATGACGTAGATGTGTACACACATATCAAGCGTGATAACAATCGTTTTGTATGGCACCAAGAAGTAAACGGTACTGTACTCAAGGATTCAAAAGGTAAAGCTCCAATCAATATCAATCCTTGGATTCCTTTACGGTTTAATACTGTAGATGGTGAAGGTTATGGACGCGGAAGAGTAGGTCAGTTTATCGGTGATCTTAAATCACTAGAGGGTCTCTCTCAGGCACTCGTAGAAGGCTCTGCAGCGGCTGCAAAAGTAGTCTTTACTGTATCACCTTCAAGTACAACTAAGCCCTCCACTCTGGCCGCAGCAGGTAACGGAGCAATCATTGCAGGTCGTCCTGATGACATAGGCGTTATCCAAGTTGGCAAGACAGCTGACTTCAGAACTGCTTATGAAATGGTAGGAACTTTAGAACGTAGACTTAGTGATGCATTTTTGATAATGAACATTAGGCAGTCAGAACGAACTACAGCAGAAGAAGTTCGTATGACTCAAATGGAATTAGAACAACAGCTCGGAGGTTTATTCTCCCTACTAACTGTTGACTTCTTAGTACCATATCTGAATAGAAAACTAGCAGATGCACAAAGGAAGGGAGAGATCCCTAAGATCCCTAAGAACATTGTTAAACCTACAATCGTTGCAGGTATCAATGCACTAGGTCGTGGGCAAGATCGAGAGAGCCTAGGGCAATTCCTAACAATTCTTGCGCAGACACTTGGTCCGGATGCCATTGCACAATTTATCAATACGGATGAAGTTATTAAACGTCTGGCTGCATCACAAGGAATTGATGTTTTGAATCTGGTTCGCAGTATGCAGGAAATAGAGCAAGAGCAAGCTGGACTTCAACAACAACAGATGCAAATACAGCAACAACAGATGAAAATTGATGCCATGAAAACTCCTGCTATGGACCCATCAAAGAATGGTGAACTACAGGCACAAGAGATGGCAATGGCACAGCAGCAACAACAACCACCAATTTAAATAAGCAATATATGGCAGAAGTAATGTCAATGCTTTCTGATGAAAACAATCAGGGAGAACTAAATGCAGATGAACAAGAGTCTCTGCAGATTGGAGAAGAAATGGAGCAGCAGCAAGAAACTATGCTTGCTGGTAAATACAAAAATGCTGAAGAGCTAGAAGCTGCTTACATCGAACTTCAGAAAAAATTCGGTAACCCTAAAGAAAGGGAAACACCAAAAGAACAAACACCTACTGAAGAGCCTGAAGATAAAGCACAAGAAAAAACCGAAGAGTCATCTGCGGACCCAACTTTATTTGAACGTCTTTATGAAGAGTCTCAAAATGAATTTACAGACGAAACGCTAAAAGAACTTTCCCAATCTAAACCACAAGATTTGGCAAGGATGTACCTGGAGTACAGACATAATAATGCACCAAAAAAAGCAGAGCTTAGTGAGGCAGAAGTATCTACACTTAAAAATTCTGTTGGTGGTGATAAAGCCTACTCTGAAATGTTGGAGTGGGCAGGACAAAATCTCAATGAAAATGAGATCAAAATGTATGACTCAGTAATGGAGACTGGTAATCCTGGTGCAGCATACTTTGCTATGCAAGCATTGAATTATCAATTCAAAGACTCTGTTGGTGTTGAAGGTAATTTACTTCAAGGCAAAGCTTCAACAAATAATAAACAAGGTTTCAAGAGTCAAGCAGAAGTAGTGAAAGCGATGCAAGATCCGCGCTATGACCGTGATCCTGCCTATCGCCAAGAGGTTATGGCAAAACTTGAAAGTTCAAACGTTAATTTCTAAACAAACAACATTAATTTTACAATGAAAAAATTTATCACAATTCTCTCTACCCTTGCTTTGGGTACACCTGCACTGGCAGGTCCTTATGTCAACGTAGAAAACAATGCAGGCTTTAGTGGTTCAAACTTTAATGGACATGCCACAGATTTCCATCTAGGTTATGAGAACAGTGCAAGCTTTGGTTCATACTACGTACAAGCTGGACCTACTATTTTTGCACCTGATGGTGGCGAAGAAGAGACTCGTTTGACAGGTAAAGTCGGCGGTTCTATTCAAGCTACAGAGAATGTATCTATCTACGGTGAGCTAGCTGCATCATTCGATTCAGACGTAAATGATTACGGTACAAAGATCGGAGTTAAGTACAGCTTCTGATGAACGATACACAAATCTGGCCACATGAACCTCGGATGGAAGTAATGCAAGTAGATCAAGGACGACACGCAGAGCGATTGAATGGTCGCCTAGCAATGCTAGGTGTCATCGCTGCACTAGGTGCTTACGCACTGACTGGCCAACTAATTCCTGGTATTTGGTAATGGCTAAAGGACTATATGCAAACATCCACGCCAAGCGTGAACGCATTAAAAAAGGTAGTGGTGAATCAATGAGGAAGGCTGGAGCCAAAGGTGCTCCTACTGCAGCCAACTTCAAGCGGTCTGCAAAGACAGCTAAGAAAGCTAAATAGAATCAGGAGGGTGCAATTCCCTCCCTAGCTCTAGACAGCCAAGTCTTTAAAATGGTCTTACTTATTAGAACAAAA